TTGAACTTACACAGGAAAAATCATGAAACTCAAACTGACAGCCTTTCTGCACTTTAGAAAATACGCATGGCAAAAAGACGGGGAATATCAAATATTTTATGCGCGTCTTCCAGACGATGACACATTGTCTTATGTTTGTGAACAAGAAGTTGAGATAGAAGCTCCAGACGACTACGACCCACGCGCACAACAGATTTCCGCGCTTGAAGAGAAAAAGCTAGAAGTCATGGCTCACTACCAAAAAACCGTAAACGACATCAACGAGCGAATCAGCAAGCTGCAAGCATTGGAGTACACAGCATGAAAAATATCGCCACCGCACTGGTCAAGGCTCAAAAAGCCTTTGGCAAGGCACTCAAGACCAGCACCAACCCGCACTTCCGCAGCAAATATGCTGACTTGTCCGCTTGCGTAGCAGCTGTCATAGATGCGCTTAACGACAACGGCATTGCCCTGATGCAACAGTTTCACGAATGCGACAAAGGCGTGATTGTGGAAACGCTGTTCATTCACGAATCAGGCGAACAACTCAGTGGTGGCAAATTGTTTGTGCCAGCCATCAAGTTTGATGCCCAGGGCATAGGCAGCTGCGCGACTTATGCGCGTCGCTATTCGCTTTTAGCCGCCACGGGGCTTGCCCCAGAAGATGATGACGGCAATGAAGCCAGCCGCCGCCCAGAGATCAAGACACCAGACATCACTGACCACCTGTTAGCAATCGAAGGCAGTGGCAGCAGTGAAGAACTGGCAAAGATTTACAAAGATGCCCTCGATGCGTGTGAAGGAAACCAGGCACTTCAGGCCAGAGTTATTCAGGCCAAAAAGTCACGGGTAGAGCGCGCTAAGCAGGAGAAAACTGTATGAGCGAAGAACAAGGCACAGAATCATGGTTTGCCGACAGGCTGGGCAAAGTCACCGCCAGCCGCATTGCTGATGTCCTTGCCAAGACCAAGACTGGGTACAGCGCCAGCCGCACCAATTACATGACCCAACTTGTGTTGGAGCGCGTCACCCAGACTAGAACCGAGTCTTACTCTAATGCAGCAATGCAGTGGGGTACTGAACAAGAACCTTTTGCGAGGGCTGCATACGAGACGCATACGGGGCAAATGGTGGAGGAGGTGGGGTTTGTACCTCACCCCGACATTGAGGCCGCTGGAGCCTCTCCCGATGGCTTGGTGGGTGATGATGGCATGGTGGAGATCAAATGCCCATCATCAAGCACTGCTTTGGAATGCTGGCTGTCTTACTCCCAAGGAGCTAACCCAGTTGACCCAAGATATTACGCCCAGATGCAGTGGCAGATGCGTTGTGCTGATCGCTCTTGGTGTGACTATGTTGTCTTTGATTCTCGTATGCCAGCCAAGGCGCAGTTGTTTGTTTACCGAGTCGAGCGTAATCCAGACTGGCTCAGAATCACTGAAGAAGAAGTCCTGAAGTTTTTGGCAGAAGTGGACGCCAAAGTTATCGCCCTTAAATCAATCATCGGAGAGTAAAAATGTCAAAAGTTATGAAAGAAGTTTCTTGCATCGTTGGTGAATACCGCAACAGTGAGGGTCAAACAAAGAAGCGTTACCAGCGAATTGGGTCTGTGATCGAGACCAAGAACGGCCCAATGCTCAAGATCGACGTCATCCCGCTGCGCGAAGGCGGGTGGGATGGCTGGGCATTCATGAACGATCCAAAGCCGCAAGAGCGCACACGGCAATCCGATCAGCGTGATGATGAAATTGACATTCCATTTTGAGGTGGCTTATGAAACCATACGATCTTTTTGAGCGTATTTTTGGCACTTATCCCAAAAAACTTGTTCGTACAAATGACCCAGACACAAGTCATGATGCAGCCCATGCTGTTGACTCAACCAAACTAGAAGGAATGGTCTACGAGGCTATTAAAAAGTTTGGCGACAACGGGTGCATCAGTGACCAGATTCTTGCAATGCACCCAACTTATCCGTATTCATCAATCACGGCTAGGTTTCGTTCCTTGTTAGACAAGGGTTTTATTGTTGACACGGGAGAGCGACGACCAGGAAGATCTGGTAAATCGCAGCGTGTGGTCAAAGCAGAGGCAAGTGATGTTTAAATATTTATGGACAGAACTCAAGTTAGTGCTCAAGACCGTTACGCCGATTCAAGCGGTGACACATGAGCTACTTCACGCAGAACACGCCCTCTTGCAAGCAGAGTCAGGGGTGGAATATGCGACTGCACTGGTGGCGTACAACAAGAATCGGGTCAAGCGCTTGAAGGCGTATTTGGATAAGACTGAAGAAGTGAAGGAGCCAACATGAACAGAATTTGCGACACGGGGGGTATCTGCGCCCACACTCCGCAATGCGGCCACTTCTGCCACTTCACCAACGCAGACAATGAACCAGAGACGCGCAAGGTCAAACCTTATCCGGCAGTGCCTGATGACATTGAGCCAGTACCACAAGGGTGGCAGATAGTCGGCAGTGTTTTAGTTGGGTTTGTTTTGGTAGCGCTGGTAGTGATAGCAGCCCTGTTTTTCTTTACGGGGCTTTACATTTGGAGTCTGCTGATATGACACAAGACACACAAGGAGCAAGCATTACAACAATCACAATTGACCGCCAAAAACTGGAGCGTGTATTAGATGCTCTGGAAGACGCAGACAAACACCACGGGCTTGTCTATATCGAGGAAGTGGTAGACATCAAAGAAGCCTTGGCACAGCCAGGGGAGCGCAACTTCTGCCCACGATGCGGCAAGCGCACTGCTGACCTGACCACGATTCACACATGCACACCGCCAAGGGAAAACACATGAGACTTATCCACTTAAATTGGAACAATATTAAAGGTGAAGGCAGCGTAACTTACACTAAGATTTTTAATGAAGCACACATTGTTGTTCAACTTGACATGCTGCAAGATTGTATTGTCGATCTGACAGACAAATACGAATCTCTTCTGTCACCACCAAATGCAGCCGAAGATGGGGATTTTTACGGATTGCCCCGTGACTCGGTAAGTTCGTCCAACGCTGGCGGCAATGGCGTGACTGATGGAGAGACATCACCTTGAACTGCCCCAAATGCGAAGTGTGGAGTAGCGTGCTTTACACGCGAAACAAAGGCTCATTTACAGTACGCCGCCGCGAGTGTGCGAACGGCCATAAATTCACCACAGAAGAACATGTCAAACTTCAAAACTTGGACGCACGAAAATCTAGCGGAGTTCGCTTATCAAGCAAATATAAAGATGATTCAGCAGAACGAGAGGATAGAGGAGCTACAGCGCGACCTTAAAGACGCTTTAGCTGCTTATCGCGCACTAAATCTCAGAAACGTCAATCACCTCGCCCCTAAACTCTACGCACCCATTGCCGAAGTCGTGGACAAGTTCCGGCCAAAGTAAACGGCCATTGAAGAATGTCAGGATGGCAAACCCGCTGCGCCAGTTGGTGGGGTTGTCTTCTAAGTAGTCAACAAACTGTGGGCCACTTGGGTTAGCTAGTGTGCCGGTGTCAACGCCAAACCTGTTGCCGTTGTAGTCTGCAAATGGTGTCACTTTAAGACTGTGCAAATGGCCGGTGACAATTGTTTTGCCACTGTTCACAGTGTTGTTGTGCGTTGCGTGAATGCCGCCCTTATATCTGTGCTTGACACACACATCCTCAGTCGGCCAACATGCCCAGCAGGATGTCCAAGCTGGGAAGTGGTCTCTTAGGGAAAACCCTTTGACGCCCTCGAACTCTGCAGCGTTGGCAGCAAGGCGGTTTTCAAACCGGCTGTCATGGTTGCCCAACGTCCAAATCAGCTTGGCTCTACCAGCGTCCTCCTCAATCTCGCCAAGGCTTGCCTCGCAGGCTTTAAGTTCTTGGATGATGCTGGGTTTTGTATCCCATCCGATACGAGGGTATCTACTAATAGAAGCGCCGTCAAACGCATCGCCATTGTTGATGACGGCTTTGGGCTTGAACTCCCTGATCGCCCAGAGCAGTCCCTTGAAGGCAGTGGTGCGGATGCCAGGCCAGAAGTGGGCATCGCTGAAAACAATGACTACCCCGTTTTCAATGCCCAACTCCTGACGCGCTGCATGATTATGGGCGGTCTGTAAGTGCTGGTAATATTTGCTCCGGCTTTTATCAACCGCCACCAATTGAATTTTGTGCCTGTTCTCAATAGCCCTGCGGCGCTGGTGGACGTTTGAGACATCAATTTTAATCAGCTTAGAGATTTTCGAAGCAGAACCTAGCGTTTTCCAGAGTTCAATAAACTCAGCATCAGTAATCCGTGATGCGGTCATATCATTCCCTTGTCAGGACGCGCTCAAGCACGTTGATTACTCGGTGTTCGGCGGCCTCAATTTGCTCTGCGGATGAACCTCTATCGGTTGCTGTTTCAATCAGGTCGTGCATCAAGACATGCAAGCACTCATGCAATGCTGTCTTTTTTAAAGTTTGTGGCGTGATCTTTTCAGCACCAAAGTCACCAATGCGGTAAGTTGCCAACCGTGCTGGCTGGTCAAATTCAACAGAAGCCATTGCTCGTTTGGCTGGCTTTGAACCGCGCTCAATGCGCCAGTCGCCCAGCGACAATTCTTCTTGCCATAAGGCCATACACTGATCAAACAAAAGCGCCTGTTCGGCGCTTGGCATGTTCTTGACTGGGTTTCTCATGGTCGCCCTTGTGACTATAGAACTTCCGGAGAATAACGCAGCCTTATGACTGCCTTATGTCAGGCCATCATCTTCTCAGCATCCTTAGATACTTCAGCTACACGCCGACCCCAGCCTTTACCAAAGGTCGCCCAAGTGGGCAAAGCCTGCAAAAAACTTAGTCTCTGAGCGTTATAGTCTTCGACCAGCTTGCTAGCGTCTATGCTTGAAACTTTCTCTAACGTTTTTGGCCCGATCATGCCATCTTCTGGCACGCCCAGCACCCATTGAAGCATCTTGGCGGCACGACCTGGGCCGGAGTTAACAGCAAGATCAAAGACAGCCATATCAACGCCAGTGGGCAGATCGTCGCCGCAGACCTTATCCCAATACTTCTTTTTGTACATTGGGCCAACAATCGCAGGGGTTAGTGCACGCATAGCTTGTTCATCCACATCATGCCCAACCCACTCCTCCCAGACGCGCTTGGTTACACCCAAATTGGTCATTCCACCAGGGTCTTTTGGATGGTTTACAAAGCCGCCTTCGTGGTGCAGCACTGCGGCCAAGCATTGGTCAAAGTTCTCTTTCATTTCTTGCTCCGTATTTCCATGATTTTCTCAAGAGTACGGCCACCAAAATACGCTGACATGACCAGCATGCCCCACTGGCCCAGCAGTTCGACGTAGGATGCTTGTGCGTTGTATCCAAAGGCGCTCATCATGGCGAACAAAAAATAGCCAACAAAAATGGCAACCAGCGCCATAGGCCGAATGTTCTTTGACAGCCATGAATCTGAGGCCATATCGGCATCCCAGCGCTCAGACACACCGACTTGCTCAGTCTTATACAAGTCTGTCTCGTTAGCCATTTTAGCCAACTCACCATCCTGCGCCATCTTAGCCAGGTCAAGCTGAGCTTTGGCTTTTGCCTCTGGATCAGGTATCAGCTTGTCGATCAGCTTACCGCCGACTTCAAGTAGGGCTGTGAGTGGAAACATGCTTTACTCCTTAGCGCGTGCGCTCAGATCGGTTGTACTGGCCCAAGGCGCTAGGCGCAACGACAGCCCCTATTGGTGCGGATTGCTGTGACAGCATGCCACCAAGTTGTTTGGCTAGATCAGGCCGCGAACGCAGTATGGCATCAATAATTGCTTGCCCGCCTGGACTGTATGCGCCTGGCACTGCAACCATTGCAGGAATAGCAACTTGAGGTTGCGAAAGCAATCCAAAACCACCGCCTACTGAAGCTGCAACACGGCCTAACGTGCTTGCATTTGTTGGGTCGCCTAACACTTCTACAGCCGCATCAGATATTTCTTGACCTCTTGCGAGACCTTTGGCAAATGATGTCTTGCGCCGAGTTTGGTCTTGCTGGCGCACAGCGGTTGAAAATTGTTTGGGTGTGAACACACCGTTAGCTGCGCCGGAGTTTGCCGCAGCTACGTTAATTACCGCTAAGTCGCCGTATGCGCTGTCAACGCGCCGTAGTTTTGACGTCTGCTTCGGGTTTTGCGAGTACAGTTCTTTTTTAAGAACACCTAAAACATCTGTTAAAGCATCACCAATTTCTCTTTCTGAAGCGGTTGCGCTGTTAACGTAATTGCCTGCTTTTTTGCGTAAATCAGACTCAATGCCTTTGTACGTTTGACCATCAAGTTTTTGACCCGCAAACTTACCAAACACGATGTCGTTTAAAGTCTCAGTAACTTTTTGTCTTTGGTTGGCATCCAACCCTTTGGCTTTACTTAAAGAACTAAGAATATCGCTAGTCGTCTTAAAATCTAAATCAAAAGACATTTTTGACAATACATCGTCGTACTGAGCGCCTACCTGATCGGACGCGTAAGCAATCGCATCTCGGCCAATTACACTAGCAGGTAACTTATCATTCACTTTACCCAGTGCCTTGTTAATAACGCCTTTGTTAAAATCAAACAGCACTCGCTGACGAGCGTTTTCGATACTTGACCCAATTAAAGGCAAGTTTTGTGCAAATTCTTCAAGTGTCTTAAACTGACCACCCATTGTTTGTCCGGTTGTTGGCGTTATGCCCAGATCGCGCATGGTCTTCTCTGCCTTGGATACCAACGGGTTTAGCACACGGCCTACGCCGCCGACTACCTTTTCGCCAATCGGGCCAGCGACTGCTCCTTGAACAACCTGTTCTGTCTTTTGCTCACCAAAAGTTCCTTCTCCAACAGCAGGCTGCATTGCACCGCCAACAGCACCCGCTGCTGCGGCTTGACCAATTGTGTTCACACCCCTAGCACGGGCCAATTGCCCGACGCGTGCAGCTGGAACAATGCTGGCTGGGTTTATGATGTTCCCCGCCAAACGCGCTGGATCAAAGCCAGAACCGCCCTGCGCTTGCCGCTGCGCTTGATAAGCCTGTTCTTCCATCCGCGCCATTTCATCAACTCGTTTGGCTTCTTCAGAAAAGAACTGACTAACGGGATTAGGGGCCATGCCGCCCAAACTTGTTACGCCAGCTAATGCACGGGGCAACAGTTGCGCCCCGCCTGTTATGGGGTCTTTAAGGCCCATCATAAATCCCGAAGAAGGAGGCGTAACGGCAGGCTCACCCGAGAGTGCTTGCGCTATTTGCGCGTCCGACATGTCATCTGGAAATTCAACGACGTCGCTGCCTACTTGGATGTACTTGGGCATGTCAATCTCCAGATATGGATTCTATTTTGCGAGTCTGTGGGTTGTAGCGTTTTGTCGGTGCGGGTGCAACAACAGGCGTTACCGGCCCAATTGGCAATGGCGCACCAGTAGCCCCAGCAGCAGTTTGCGCTTGCAAACGGGCCAAGTTTTTCTGCACTTTCTTTTCAGCGCTGACAAGAATGCGTTTTATGGCCTCTGGCTCAAGGCGTTGATCGCCTGCAACCACTTTTTGCAGATATTTAAGTTCTTCGTTAGAGTCGTTGCCGCCAAACTGTACCAGTCTAGGGATGACAATTTCGCCAACATTAGCCAAGAACACTTCGGTGTTTTCTACCTTTTTAGGGTCGCCTACACCAACAAATTTAGCTAAAAACTGTTTTTCTGGCCCATACGCGCCGCCGTAGATTCCTTGATTCAATATCGTAAGAGCATCTTTATACGCAGTTTGTAATGAGAATTGTTGTTCAACATTAGCTACATTTGCACCAATTATTTCGCCAGCTTTTTTAGCTGCCGCGCCCGTATCGACACTTATGCCACCAACACTTACGCTGACGTTCCCAGTGCCTTTGCCTGCGCCCTCTGTTTTCTTGGCAACGTATTCAAGCATCCGTTTTTGGAACGGTTCAGTGCCAGGTTGCAAACCCGCATCAATAAGTTCTTGTGCAAAAGCCGAAAACTTATCAGGTTTTGAGCCTTCATAAATTGGCTGTCCAGTTGATTTAGAGACCAAAGCATTGCCAACAACAACAACATCATCTTTGGTTTTCTCCAACAACTCTAGTTGGCTAACGTCGCCACTTTGGCGATATGTAGCCAAACTTGCTGGCGTGTACTTTCCTGTGCGAACAAGTTGCTCAAACGGATCAGCAGCTTGACGTTCGCGCAACGCTTTAGAGGTTTCTGCACGGGTCTTTTCTTGATTAAGAAAAATCTGCTGTAACTGCATTGCGCCTTGTGAGTCGCCAGCTTGCGAGAGCGCGGCTATAGCTCGCTTCATAGATTCCAGATCGTTGTAATCAAGTTGACCCGCTATCTGCTGGCGCAGTGTGATGCGCTGCAACTCTGGGTCTTGCCCACCCAGCGCACCGCCGATAGCGCCAGCCAAGCCAGAAGCACCACGACCAATGGCAAAGTTAGCCTTCTCAAACGGGTCAAGCCTAGCGTACTGCAACGCTTGAGCATCAGCCCTATCTTGCTGCTGCTGCTGATATGACTCTGGCGTCAAGCCAAATAAGGATTGAACGATGTCGGTTGCCATGTCTTACTCCTTAAGTCCAATAACCTGGGTCTGCGTACTGACCAGTTTGTAACGGGTTGCCGGCAGGGTACATAAACTGATCGATCGTACCGCCCCCGCCAAACATCCGACCAGCAGCAGACGTCAATGCAGGATTGCGGCTTGCGCTGGTCAAAGCAGTAGCAAACGGATTGTAGGCATTGGCCGCATAGTTAGACGCCGCCGCCCCCATACCACCACGAAGCAACGCCTCTCCTCCAGCTGGATTAGCAATGCGCCCACCAAGTCCTGAACCTATATCTAGTGCATTTTGACCAAGCGCCTCAAGGCCAGTAGCACCAGACAAATAGGCGCGGTATGGGTCAAGTGCAGAAGCCTGACCACCATAGCCCTGCGTCAGCAGATTGCCAGCAGTGCCTAGCAAGCCAGCACCAAAACGTGCCTGATCCATTCCTGCTTGCTGTGCGCCAGCCGCCAGTTGTGCATCTTGTTGAGCAATGGCGTTGTAGTAGGCTTCCAACTCTGGATTAGCTGCGCCAAGGCCAGCAGCGCCACTTGGACGAGCGCCAGTGCCACCAACAGCCAAACCACCGCGCCCAGTCTGAAACAACCTATTTTGTAGCTGCGCCATCTCACGCTCACGGCTAGGGGCTAACAAGTTTTGTTGCTTTGCCATGTACTGCGCTGCGGCTTGTTCTGGTGATTGCGCCAGATACTGCTGACCAAGGCTAAACAAACCTTGAGCGCCCTGCTGTAAAGGGGCAAACTGTTGCTGTGCCTGTTCTGCTGTGGTCACACCGCGACCAGCCAAGCCTAAGAATCGCTCTTGATAGGCACGAAGCGCTGGGTCTAGCGTGTATCCAGCACCAGTAACTCTGCCTTCCTCGCCTAGTCGTGTTTGATAAGCGGTCTGTGCAGCTGCAAATTCTTCAGGGGTGGCGAAGTCAGCTGCAACGGGTGCGCTAACACCTGGAATGCCATACTGAAAATTAGACGATCCAAACCGTGTGGTGATGCCAACAGGTCGAAACCGCGACTCAGCAGCCGCAATTCGTGCGGCCTCAACTTGCCCAGCGGCTGATGCTCGGGCTGCGTCTTCAGCAGACGCACCTTGCATTGCCCCACCAAGAAGGCTACCACCGGCTGAAATTAATGCTGCGGTAACAATAGGCATATCAAGCTCCAATCAAAATCTTGTCCACTTTTGACGGGTCTTTTTCGTCAGTGGCATGAATACAAAACCAAACGCAATCTGTGATGGCCTTGACGCCATGCGTCACTCCAGCCTTGATTTCTATGCAAGCAGGAGCGTCAATGATGTCAATCTCTGTGCCTCGTAACACCGCAACCTTGCCCTTAGCAAGAATCGAAAGATGGCTGAATTCATGCGTATGCTTCAGGATAGCCGTGCCAGCCACAAATGCGGCTTCTTTGGCATACAAACCATCGCTGAAGTGATGCGTAATCATGCAGCCTCAAGTGCGGCAATCCGTGCTGCTTGTGCGTCAACCAGTGCTTTTAGCTCTTGAATTGCTTTAATCAAACGTGAAGTGTTTTTATCAAGACCAGAGACAGACAAATAGCCATCACTGTTTACTGATATTAAATCAGGATAAATTGCTTGAACTTCCTGTGCAATGAAACCAATTTGGTGGCCTTTGCTTGCTATGTAATCAAACTCTACAGGGCGCAACGCCATAATGTTTGTAAGTTGCGACGGTAAATTTACTACGTTTTCTTTTAACCTAGCGTCAGACGTAGTGAAGAATGCAGCTTGGGAGTCACCATTCCCAGAAATTCCACCATTGCCATTGCTGCCCGAGTTGTAAGAAAAGGATTGATAAAGTTGAGATGTACTAGCTGTCGAGCCAGCTTTTATAAGGGTTAAAACAACAGATGAGTCTGCCGTTGTGCTATTGCCCAAAACAAGCGCCGGTTTAGCCGCTGCAATGGTAAATGTATTGGTGCTAAGAGTAGCAGCCGTAGTCCCAACCAGAAAATTTCCAGAGGCGTCTTTGCCTATTTGTCCAGAACCGATGTTAATAACACCCGTGCCACCAGTTAACGTGCCGGTATACGAAGGATTCACCGATGGGAGAGCGCCCAAATTGGATACGGCGGTTGCTGCTGTTGTTGCGCCTGTGCCGCCGTTGGCTACTGCTACGGTGCTTGTAGAGTCAAACTTTGTCGCAACCGCAGTTGCAATGTTGTTGAACTCGGTGTCAATTTCCGTACCCTTGACGATCTTGTTGGCATCGCCAGTGGTAAGCGCGTCTTTGGCTGCAAAGTTGACTGTTTTTGTATAGTTTGACATGGTTGCCCTTTAAGTAAGTTTGCCTGTTTTGGCCTGAATCTCTATTTTCTGAAAACTGATGGGGAATCCATCAATATCAACCTCAAACCCCGTCTGCACAATTTTACCCGCGCCATTGCCGTATGCGGTCAATTCTTGCAGACTAATACCAGAAGCATATTGTGCCACTGGCGTTGCGTTTGCACCATACTGTGCAATTCCGTATTCAGAGACAACTTGCGCTGGTATTGCTACGGTTTCTGATTGGTAGTTGGCTGTAAAGTCATACGCCCAGAAGACCGACACAGGCTGATTGCTACCACCGACAACCGTTAGCTTGATCTTTTTGATAATAGAAGTCAGGTCATCTTTACCAATGTCGGCGTTGTTTGTGTAGTACTCCATGCGGTACGAATCGGTATCGTCTTGGTAGCCTGTATAGCGCGTAACAAAGCCTGGTTGACCAATCAGCAAGTCACCGTTTCTGCGTGAGCAAAAGCTGTTTGGCGATAGCCCGTTCCAAGTCGTTACCCTATAAGAGCCATCTTCCAAAACCGTCTTGGTGTCAAAGCAAAACACTTTGTCTGACGATGGGCAAGACAGCAAGTAGAACGCATCTTTTTCAGAGTAAACAGAAGTGATTTCAGACAGCGACTCGCTTGCCACCACTTGCTGGAAGTCATTGCGTATGTTTTTAGACAGATCACCCAGTGGAGAGGATTTTTCTTGCACTGTCCGCAGCACAGACCTCAATCCGCTGTTGCTCAAGAAGACCACATCCTTGCCAGTGTTCTGGATGCTGTCCCGCGCAATACAACCCAGACTCGACACAGTGTCGCTCAAGCTCATGGTTGACGGAGTAGTAGCGTTGGCATAAATCAGAATCTGACGCTTGCCAAAGATGAATAGAAATCCATTGTGCGCTGCAAGGCCGGTGATCTCATCCGCGCCGTTTGACCAGACCCGCGAAACATCTAACGAGCCTGAAGTACCTGTTGACCAGACATGGCCTGACAACAGATCGCTAAACGAGACTGTCGTGTTATTCGTAGTTGTATTTGCTGCCCAGATACGGCCATAAGCCGAGATAGCCACGTTTGCGTTTGGCACAGTACCAACATAACCTGACTTTTCAGACACTCGGCGAAAGGTTGTTGTAGAGACGGCTGGGTCGTAAATGATTGGGTCGTTATTTATCTGGAAGAAAAACACAACGCCGTTAAGACTTGCAGCTTGCCAGTTGCCTGCATTGAACACTGGCGCAGTGCCAGGGCCGCCATACGTTAATTCAACGATAGAGCCTAGCGCCGCAACGCCTTGCGTGTACTCAGCAAGAGGTGTGGCATTAGAGCCGTATTGAGCAATGTTGTATTCTGCCACAGCACCAGCCGTTGCCAAGCCAAGTTTAAACAGCTTGCCATTGCCAAAAAACAGCACAGTCAATGTGCCGTCAGCTTGGATTAACTCATGGATAACGGTGATGACGTTTGCGCCTAACGCGGCGTTGGTCGAGTTTAGTTTGACGTAGCCCTGCCGAGAGCCAACCCGTCCAAACTTGTCGATGACGCAATTGACCGCAACGCCAGCAAACCCATTCGATATTTCTAGCGACGGGTCTTGCGTATTCAATCCCAGAAAGCCTGGGGCTGAAACGCTGCTGATTGTCAGTTGCTTGCTCATATCGCTACAAACTCTTGCTGTTCAGGAAACCGTGTGCCTTCCAGTGCAATTTGGTCAGACAGCATGCCTCTGTAAAGCTGGTATGCCTCAGATGAGTTAAGACCGCCATCCTCGCCGCGCTCCACCAGCGCCCGTGCGTAAGCGTTTTGCACAACCAGAAAGTCAGGGACAAGCACAACCGTAGCGTCAGCAGCCAATATTGCTTGGGGAACTACCACTGAAAACGGAATGCTGTAGACCCCATCAGGGCGAGGATACAGCAGCACCTTGGTGTCGCCGTTGGCATCTACGCCATCAAAAGAATAGTACTGAGGAATCCCGTTTGTAGTGGGTACAAGATTTTGATAGCGGTTCATCTCCACAAAACTGATGTTTTGCAGTGGGATGTTTGATGTGGTGTTAATTACGTCTTGAACTTGGAACTTCTGCCCTGCACCCGTCATCGAATAGCTAAAGGTAGCAGACACAGTGGTAATGGTAACGGTTTTGCCCAACACGTTCCAGCCAAAAGCGTCCTCAACCTGACGCTTGGCATCGTTGACAAACCGCCCAATCAGGGTGGAGTAAGCGTTCTGGGCATTAGATGTGACAGTGGGTTCACGCAACCGAATCAGCACATCGTTGATAAGTTCTAGGAAGGTCATACTCGGGTCAATCCTATAAGTTCTATGGTTGCAAGCACTGTGAAGGTAGAACCCGCCTCGCTTGTGGCTTTGAGAATATCGCCCTCCTCCAGCACCAGATACGACTCACCGAAATCAAACCCAGTTGTATACGTTGTCACCGCCTGCTGATTGCTTACTGAGTAGGTTACCGCCGCCGAGGTGTCTGTCCAATCCAAAGAGATGTACTTAGTCGAGCCGGTCTTATTAGTCGCGCGTACCAGCACGATCTTGGCGTAATAGCCAAGCGGCACTGTAAACACGTTGGTTAACGTATTTGCAGTCAAGTTAACGCCAACCGACAAAGCTCTCATTTCTTGTTCCTTGCGCTGATTGCCTTGGCCTTGGCCTTAGCATCCGCTTTGCTACTAGCCCCCCACGCCTTCAAACTCAACAGCAGTCGAGTGGGTTCGCCATTTTTGTACTCAGGCCCAGCATTGCCTGCCATTCGTGCCAAGAAACTCGCTCTACGAGGGTTATCACCCGATTTTACAGGTGCTTTGATGTCTTGCCCAGCAGCTTTAAGACTCGCCCGTCCAGCAGCGTTTAAACCGCCCTTGGGGTTCTGCCCTTCCTTGCGCTGCCAAGCTGGGGTTTTCATTTTTTCTTCGCAGTCTTAGCAGCCTTCTTGAAGTCGGCAGCGGTAGGCGCGGCCTTGGAGCCGACCTTGTTCATCTTCTCGCCAGAGCCAGCTTTGATACGCGCTTGCTTTGCGTTGATGTTTGCGTAGAGTCCTGGTTTCATTTCTTTTTCACCTTAGCTTGTGACAGCGCAATAGCCACTGCCTGTTTGGGGTTTTTGACCAAAGGGCCACCCTTGCCAGAGTGCAAGCTACCAGCCTTGTACTCACGCATGACCTTGCTGATCTTCTTTTCGGTTTTGGTTTTCATACCAACTCAGTCACAGAAAATGTAGAGGCAGTTACTGTTGCATCTTTAATAACAGCAATCTTCTGGCCTGGACTGACCCGAATAATCTCAGAAAAGTTATTCGGCATCATTGGCGATGTTGTAATGCTGGCCGTTGGATTTGTGCCAATTTGAAAATGGCAATGACCCGATGAGCAAGACAGCCGAACCATCGTCGTGGACGCGCCAAATGCAGTCGATTGAACGCTAGAATTGCTAACCGTAAACACCTGAGTCGTCCCCAAACTAGGGACGCCAAGCGCCACATTGTTGGGGTCAAGTTGAAAAATAGACATTACTTGCCTCGTTTGGCTTTAGTTGCCATGTTGGTAGCAGTGCGCTGACCACGCTTAGGCATAGCTTTCGGCTTGGCAACAGCAACCATGATAGCCACGGGCATTGCTTTTTTACCAGACATTTTTGGTGCTTTTCCGTACATGATTTATCCTTTTGATTTACGAGGCCGACCCATTTTCTTAACTGGTGCAAGCATGGGCAAAGGTTTGATTTCAGGCTCTTGTTGCTCATCCAGACGCACATAGCCCTGATGACCACGCATCGAGTCAATGTCCACTGGCTGAGTGAAAGTCACAGTGTTACCTGATTGCAAACAGCGAAAAATAGCCATGATTATCCTAAAAAAACAGGGAGCCGAAGCCCCCTGTTAATTACACCGCCCGTGCCACGATAAGTGACAGGGTAGTTGATGCCAGATCAATAGAACCAGCCGTTGGGTTGTAGGTCACGATAGTAACCGTGTTAGCAGCTGAGACATAGGCTCTACGAACCAATCCAGCTTCATCAACACCGATTGCCATACCAATAACCATATCACCCAAAGCAACGCCTGGAACTGTGACTGTATCTGTAGCAGTAGCTGTAGTAGCTACGGATGCACTATTTAGAGTACAAGAAACGTCCCAAGTGTCCGTGAACAGACCTCGGAATTGGTCATTCCCGCGACGGGAAGTAACAGCGGTAGCAGCAGCCATTTTCTAACTCCTTAAAAATAATACCCCCCATTTCTGGGGGGCGTGGGGTTAGGCTGGCACTGCCAACGCATAGGCGCTAGAAGACAGAGCTGCACCAGTTGTAGCGGCTGCACGAAGTGCGGCAACGCCGTACAGGGTATCGCTTGTAAACAAAGTGGCAAGGTAATCTTGCTTGTACTGTGTTTGTGAACGGATACCAATTTGCTCTACCAGAACCATAGCGTCTTTGTGACCCATCAAGCAGATACGATCTGTTGCAGTGTTACCAGCGCCAGTATCAGCATTGCTGGATGTGAATACAGGGATGCCATACAGGTTACCGATTTCACCAGTGCGGATCGCATTGCCATTGCCCACAAAAGCCTGCTCGGTGTAACGAGCAAGACCCATCAGCGTGTTACGGCTAGATGGTGGGATTAGGAAAAAGCGATTGTCCATTGGAGTATCGTTGTCATCCAAACGCTGGATGGTTCTGCGGATAGCAGCATCTGTCAAACCGGCGGCATTTGAAGTGGTGCTGTTATAAGCAGTAGTACCATCAGAGCCAATGAAAGCCTTGGTGGATGTATTGCTTGTTGCATAGTCGTTAGTGCCGACAGTAGCACCGTTAAATGCACGACCCAGTTGAACCAGGCTAGTGTCTACTTGCTTAGCAAGCGCATAGCCAGCGTCAGCAGTGTAGAACTGGCGCAAGCTGTTCAGGGCTTGTGCTTCAACGATGTCCTCAATGAAACGTGAATATTCAAAGTGCTTGTTGATAGACACTTGAATTTCTGTCTCAGTATCGGCAATCAGAGTAACGGCAGTAGATGCCGCTTTAGCTGAAGCTGAACCACGGGTAGGTGCAGGGATGTGAACCACATCGCCCTTCTTACCTTTAAAGTTCATTTTCATAACGATGTTAGCCAAGACAAGGTTTTTCTTGTAGGCTGCGATGATTTCATCACTCCAGATTTCTGGAATGAACGTTGCTGCGGTGGTTACTGTTACCGCTGGGGTAGGATATGCCATGATAAATCTCCAGTTAAATTATCGAACACGACCCTCGGCATAAGCCGCAAGTATTTCATCGTTTAACGATTCATACCTAGAAGGATCAGTCATTTTGAGACGAATAAGATCGGCGCGTCTGTAGACTCGTTTTGAACTCTCGCCAGAGCCACCAACATCAACTTGTGCAGCTTTCATGGTCTTGGCACGGGCGGCAGTGTCTGCTTGCCCCGATTCCTTGGCCTTGATGCCGCGCAATTCTTTGTAAGTAGACAACAATTCATTTGCTGAATCGAAATCAAAGTCACCATCTGCCCTTGCATAAAGTCCCAAACGAATAGGTGAAGACTTCACCCACTCCTGAAACCCAGTATCGTTGACCACTTGTGAGTAGTCAGGATGCTCTGCATTGAGCCTTTGCTGAATCTGCATCTTTTTGAAATCGACACCCGCTTGTCGGGCCGCGAGAACATCTGGATGTTTGTCAATCGTCGCTTGAACTGCTTTTTGAGGGTTCTCAAAAAAGTCAACTTCCGGTTCAACCTCTACTTGTTGCTGCTTAGAACTGAGGTTTTGCTTGAGCAACTCGTCTGCAAGTTTACGGACTTCACCCACCTCTTGGGCTTGCTTGCCAATGAGCTTTTCAGCTTCTTGGTGCATCCGCACGACTTCCTCTAAACTTTTAGCCCTGTACTTATCAGGAAGTTCACCGGATTTCTTTTCTTCAATTTCGAGTTCGCCTAGCGGCTCTTGTTCTTCATCAATCAACATATTGTTTTCCTGCCAAAATGGTTGTAGGATAATTCAACTCGGCTTACGCTTATGAGTTGGCTTTACGCTCTGCATTCAACTTTTCGCGGTGCTTTCTCTCGAACCTTCCATGCTCTGATGGAAAAGAACCAGACCACCCCTCCAAGTTAAACGCCGGAGCGCTTATGACACGGGTGGCGAACCCCCCGCATCTACACAGCACACTAGAAGTCTCATAAACCTCTAGCGCCTCTGTGCGTTGTCCGCAATCGCAGACAAATTCATACATTCTTTTCATTCAAGTCCTCGTATGCTCTTTCGCTGACCCCTTTGAGGGTTTTTAGCCAAATAAGAATAGAAATCTCGCCTTTGCGGAATTGTAGACTTTTTTCGTCCGCAATGGTAGCAACATTGTTAAGCGGGATGAGCATAGTGTCAACATCCTCCATGAGATCAGCCCAGCCTTGGCGGGAGAACAGGTCAAACCGATCCTCATAATATTTTTGAAGTTCCGGATTCACTGTTTACTCCTAGAAAGCATAGTTGCTGCAATTTGTAACATGGCGCGGGTGCTTTCCATGTCTTCAGGCTCCGAAGCCCATCCGACTGTAATCTGTCCAACAAAGCGACCAGGCTCCGGCGGGACGCTGATACGGCATGTATAGGCAACCCCTCTGGCGATATACCACAAGCCCATCTCAGACTGCGCTGATTTGTAGTCGCTGCACGGAATCTCGTTTGCCATCAGTTTGACCACATCAGCATTATTGGCTGCATTTTGGCTAAATAGGCCAACATCTAGGCCGTCATTTGTCTTGTCCCTGCCGTTTTTCCCATACGCCCTGTATAGAATCCTAGTCCCAAACATGCTGTTAACTTTAAAAACTGCCACTATCAAAGCGCCAGACTGCTTAAATAGGTGGGCAGCTGCATCCTCAACTCGGTCTTCTGCAATGCTGGGAATCTTCTTTGATTCCTTGTAAGCGCCAATCAGCAAGTCTTGGTTTGTATATACAAAGTACCCTGCAAAGGTCAGCACAGCCATCAGCACCATTGCAAAAAGCCTGAAAGGGCTGGATACATAATCCAGTACCTTGTCAATGATGCTTAACTGCTCTTTGCTCATCTTTTACAAAGGATTTTTAGAACTTATAAAGTCCATGATTTTTTTAGACTCATTAGCTGGCAAGATATAAAGTAGATTTAAAAACCAATTGATCGCGAGAACAGCAGCGCAGCACTTGATAAAACGATCAATCCCAAGTCGCCAGTCAGTGCCAACATCAAACCATTTAAGTAGCGATAACACATCAAACACAGCCTCTTGTTTTCTGGCAGAAGTCTATAAGCTCGTTTACACCGATAAAGGCAAAGAACATTAAAAAGAAGACAATAGCTATAACCAAAACAATCTCAGTCATTTCGTCTGCTTTTTCTTTTGCCTTCTTTTCTTCAGCTTTCAGCGCACTTATTTCCTTGGCGTCATCCCGATCCATTTCTGCTTGACGGGCTTTGATCTTGTTCCAAACATCTATCTTGCCAGTCTGCATAAAGAGCATTTTTAGCTCCTCCTCAAAGACTTTGGCTTGATCCAGAGCCATCTCAATCTGGAGGGCTGTCCCCATGTTTGAGCCTTTTTTAGACCTCTTGGCTTCAAGCATAGCTTTTGTGGCTACGCTCTTGGCATCAAACATCTTGCCGATCATCGGGGCTAAAGAGCCGAGATCGTTAGCGACTTTTGCTGCCTTCTTGACTAGCGAGATGGCTGACTGGATACCCGCTAGGGCCGTGATTGGGTCAATCACTTTCTACCTCAGCTAGTTTCTTTGGCTCAGGTTTGCCTTTCTCCCGCCATTTTAAGCACCAAACTAGCATTCTGTCAGGCGACCAAGACCACTTCACGCACTCAAAGACTGGTGCTTGTACAGCCGGTGGTGGTGGTGGCAGGGCGTCCATGACTACATAAGCAGTTTTTTGAGCAGTTCAGCAGCAAAGCCTGGGCCAAGCAGCGTCACAGCAATCAGCGCATACAGGATGTATTCGATGCGGCTCATGCGCTTGCCGCCTGACTCAAACGATTTCTGGATAGCCTCGTACCGCAGCGCACAGATTTCCTCATGCGTTGCTAGCTTGGCATCGGTTGCGTCTATTTGATTCATGGCTGTACTGGCCAAGTAATTGTCCACGGGAATCCTGTCTGTGTTGGGATGTCTCTAAGTGCTTGGCGATAAACTTCCCACGCACCAGGAATGTTAGCGTTTAACTCCAAGTTCTTGATGACAACCCAATCAGTCTCCGCCAGCTTGATGTCCCTAGAGGCACGAACAGACACAGCCTGTTCAGCGTCCTTGGTGGCCTTGTATGCAGCTTCGTTCTCGGCGGCAGTCTTAGCAGGGGTTGTGTCTGTTGCAGGGGTGTCTGTAAACACAGGCCCAAGCACATGCTTGGTGTACCACTTGCCTTCAATCTGCTCAACACCAGAAGGCATGGAGAACTGATACACCGTGCCGCCAGTGGCTTGTGGGCCTTCAAAGACTACATTAGCACCCAAAGCAGTTAAGACTTCAGTTGTTGTTGTGCCCCATGTAGGGCCACCATTGGCTTTTTGGTATGCACGAAATTCACTTTCGTACATTACTTGCCCGTCATTTGTTCTGATTTGCATGATGTTTCCTTATGCCATTGCCAAGAAGATGTAAGTAGCTGATGTGACATTAATGTTGGTAGCAGAGTTTTGATTGACTACAAACCCCGTGCTATTAGTGTCCACGCTGTCATCCGTTGTAACTTCAGCCGCTGTGTCGTTTAAACTTAAATGCGGATCATTTCCAGCTACAATTCCACGGGCTGAGTCCCAGACGTACCAATCGCCAGTACTGTCTGTGCGCCTAATTAAGACAAACCTAGTCCCTGCCGTAAAGCCGCAGTTGATTGTTTGGTTTGAACCATTGCCCGTGTAACTACCTACTTTGGAAACACCAGCGCATGTGGCAAAGAGGTAGTTGACAATAGTATTTCCACTTCTATTTGAGTCTGATGAACCCCCAACACTAAATACTGTAGAAGTTGGTGGAGTTGAATCCCAAATTAAATTATTTGTTGTCGCAGCGTTTGTATTATTTAAATTTATGCGGGACTCATCAGCAGGTTCAGTACCAAAAGCACTTAAGTCTTTGTGATAAATTTGCCAATTAGAAGCAAAGTTTCTTAGCCTTACAATCATCATTTCAGGCACAACACCTAAATTGTGATTAAATGTAGTGGCACTTCCCGTCCCCGTATAGCAAACAATATCAAATACGGAAGGTGCGCGGCTAAAAGCATAGGTTATAGCACCCCCAGCACCTCCAGTGCTTACAAGTTTTTGTATATACCCGTTGCTAATAGTAAGATCAGTAATGTTGGCATTGGTACTTTCAATAGCAGTGGTGTTTGTTAAAAGATTTGCAGAATTTCCTCTAAGCCTATCAATAAAAATATTATTTCCATTGGTGCTGCTTAGATTGCGTTTTGTTAACACAGAATCAACAGTTGAGTATGTAGTCCATGTTAAAGGCGCAGTTGATGTATCAGGCGCTAAGTTAAGAGCAAAGACATTATTAGGATCAGTAGGCACTTTCATTGGGCCACGGCGTATGGCTATGTAGATGAATGAAGAAGATCCAATCCCCACGTTGGCGGTAAAACCTGTTGCATTAGGGTAGGCGTTATAACCCCCTACAAGTTCTGCATAAGAACCATCGGGTATTAAGTTTGGCTGGTTACCTGAAACAGCTAATCCCCTCATGTTATCGCTTATGTACCAACTGTCCACATCATCGGTTCGTTTAATTAAAACCCACTGAGGCTCATAACCAAGACTAACAGTAGCTACCCCACTTCCATTAGTAGTAAACGACCCACACGAAATCACATTGTCCGTACCCGCTGTGCCAAAGCCTCCTGCGTCATGGGCGAATAAGTAGGCTACATAGGTTCTGCCACTAGCATTTACATCGGAATCGTTACCTACTGTAAATTGAGTAGCTGTTGGGCTTGTGTTATTCCACCACTTTAATTGCGTATTAATTCCACCAGTTTGGTTAAGCCACATCGTGCTTGTATTTCCCATAGACCGATGGTATACAGGCCAATCTCCAACGGCATTTATTGGTCTAATAATCATGCAACCCGGAACTGCGCCAAGATTATGTGAAATTATTTGAGATGAGTTTGCGTCCCCGCTGTAAGTCACAACATCAAAAAACTTAGGCTGTTCGCGGAATGTCCATGAGACGTAGGTATCAGCAGAAGTGTTGTAGTCTGCATCAGCACCAATCGTAAATCCTGTTGTGCCAAACGCAGTTAATCCTGTGCTTTCAGTTGCTTCTGCGGCAGTAGAATTTGATGCAATTGATTTTGTTGCACCTCTTGCTGTATCAGTTAAACGATGACCAGTTGCGCCACTTCTACCTTTTATCCAAGTCAACCCGCCCTTGGTAGACAAGTCAATGTTATTGGTGATTGTCTGTGTAGCGCCTGTACCCGTATAAAGAAAGCAAGAGAACACCTCCTCAATAAAGTTAGGCACAACAGCCACACCACTACCACCAAAGGCATCTTGAGACGCCGCGCCAGATGTTCCTTGTAATGGCATGGGTTAAGCCTTGAATTGAGTGTTGCTTGCCAGGACTGTGAAAGTCGCACTGCCCGTCTTGATGATGAGGTAGCGATAGCTATCAATGCCACTTGCGTTACCAGCAGTAGGTGCGCCACCAAACCAGCGAGTGGTCACACCAGATGTAGTGCCGTCAACTTGCACGGCAGAGTTGTAATAAGCCGTAGCCCCGTTGGTCACTAAGAAGGCCACCGTCATTGATTCACCCGTAGCCATCAGCGTGTTCAGGGATGTGCCAGATGAGCCTCTGAAGTTTACTGTCCAGTTTGCGCTGGCGTCTGATGTGTAATAGAGGACAGACTGAGTGGTGATGTCATAAGCAATCGTGCCAGTTGCTGCTGTTGCTGAGACTGTTGCTACCTCTGCTGCGTCATTTAGGACAATGGCTTTGGCTGATGAAGTTCCGCTAAAGGTCTGAGTGCCTGTAAAGGTGTTGGCGACATTGACAACAGCAATATTAGCCCCAGCCAGAGTAGTTGCACCTGTGCCGCCATTTCCTACTGGAAGCGTACCTGTTACACCTGTGGATAAAGGTAAACCAGTTAGATTGGTTGCCACGCCTGATGTTGGTGTTCCCAATAAGGGTGTTACCAAAGTAGGGCTGGTATCAAGCACCATCTTCCCAGTGCCTGTCACGGCGTTACTAAGCGTCACACCGCCGTAGGTCAATTCACCACCCATTGACAATGTACCAACACCAGACATATTGCCTGTTGAGTCACCAACTATTACAACGCTGTTTTGGATTAACTTGCCTGTAGTGCTGTCAAAACGAACCAAGGCATTGTCTGTGGAAGAAGCTGGGCCAACCACATCGCCACTACCGCCAGCAGTAGCGTTTACCGTTTGATTTGGAAAACTGCCAGAAATAGTGACGTTTGTACCAGCGACCAAACTAGGCGTTGCAGTACCCGTACCGCCATTGGCAACAGGAAGTAAACCAGTAACGCCGGTAGTGAGTGGCAATCCCGTCAAGTTTGTTGCAACGCCGCTTGTCGGTGTGCCTAAAAGAGGTGTAACCAGTGTGGGTGAGGTTGACAGCACATTGTTGCCAGAACCAGTGCTTGTCGTGACACCCGTACCGCCATTCGCTACTGCCAATGTCCCAGCTAGAGTAATCGTGCCGGTCGTGGTAATTGGGCCACCGCTTGTGGTCAATCCCGTAGTGCCGCCCGATACAGCAACGCTAGTGACTGTCCCTGTTCCTGCACTCACGTTGACAGTAACATCATCACCGGAATTTGTAGCCGTAACCGAAGCGCCAACAAAGTTGATGTTCTTCACACCCGTAGAGATTGAACTGCCTTCGTCTTTGATGCCCACCGCGCCATTGGTGGACATGGTAGAGATGACCTGAATTTTCTCAGCCATATCTGGAGAAACAACCTCACCCACATTAATCTCTTGCCCAGTAGACAAAGCAATAATTAAAGAGCCGTCAAAGTCAATCTTGGCATCCCTGACTGAAACACCATCAACTCCATCTATGCCGTCCCGTCCTGGCGCTCCTTGCGGCCCTTGTTTGCCATTGAGTCCATCTTTGCCGTTACGCCCATCTTTGCCGTCGCGTCCATCGCTGCCGTTAGAACCATCACGCCCGTCTTGGATAGTGATGATGCGTTTTTCAAGGGCATTGCTTACGTTGTCAAACTTTAGGCGAATGTCGTTGTCGATTTTCTTGAGTGACTCAACAACCAGCTGCACATTCTCAGCGGCTTTGCGCTGCTGCATGGCTTTGACCTCGGAAACAGAATTGCTAACCGCAGAAAACACGCTATCGGCAACGCTATCAAGGTCGCCGTTTCCAAGAATTTTATCTATTGCCATTTCGCAACTCCGTATTTAAGGTTTCAAGGAAATCGTTTTCCATGTCCACAACACTGCTCTTGGCGTTGTTCATTTGAAGTTCTACGATTTTAGACTTGTTCTTGATGTCAGCCTCTTTAAGCATCAACTCAGCAATCTTGACTCGCTTGTCAAACTCATTGCTCTCGTTGCCCTGTGGGAGATTCTTAGTCGCTGAGGCCAGCACTTTGGCCTGCACTTCTTGCGGCATAAGCTGTGTCTCCACCGACAACTTCTGTGCCTCTGCTCGATTCTGCTCTGCTTGAGTCGTGCTGACAGCAATCTGAGCTTGTGCGGCTTGCAGTGCCAGTTGTTGCTGGGCTTGTTGCAGCTGCTGTGCCTCTGGATTGGGCTGGCTCATCTGATCCAGAGCCGCAATCAGCTCAAATCTGTTAGACAAGGAAGAATTACCCAAGATGCCCTTCAAGATCAGCGGCAGAACTGGTGTATTTGGCCCAAGTGTCTGCAACAGGCTGATAAACTGCTGCTGTTCGTATTCTCTGGCAATAATACCCAGAGTAGCAGTAGGAATGAATTTCATGTCCACCGATGGATAGCGCTCTGGATCGAACTGCATGAAGCGGAAAGCTGCTTTTTGGATGAACGGGATCAGGAAATCCTCTTGGAAGTTCACCAGTGTGCGTTTGTACTTCTTGATAATCGTAGCGACTGCCATAGACATGCCAGCGCCGTCCCGATTGCCCTGCGTCACCATGCCTTGACCGTCCATCGTGCCGGTAGCTTGTAGCAACATACGCTCAAACTCTTTGGCAGTGTTTAGATTGTTCAGACTTGTCTCGCCAAACTTGAACGGATAGAGAATCTCAGACGGATTCCCGTTGACCATGAAGGCTTTGCCAGGCTTCACCTCAAACTTAGCACCCCGTGGCAGACGAGATGCGTCCAAACCGATCATTGGTGAGGTAGTCAGCGCCAGTGAGTCCAGATGCGACCTGACTTGAGCGTCAATCGCCTTTTGCATGTTGTAGGACTTCTCAACCGTACCTCTACCAAGAAGTCGATTCGGGACGGTATCATCTTGATAGGCCAAAACTGGCCGATCTTTCATCATGTACGGGTTTTCTTCTGCTTTGAGGAGCATCCCGTCATTGGCAATCACGACAATGGCCTCAACCATGTCGCTATAATCCTCAGCTACCGAGTCTTCGGGGAACAATTCCTCGATCTCTACGTCATCTTCGGTCAAATACTCTCGCGGAACAAGGCCGTAGTACGTCAATAATTTGACCTTTTCGTCCCGATATTGGCTCACTTCTTGGGTTGGCTCAAGATCAGTGTCTTCGTCTCCAGTAGTGATGTTTACCTTGCGGTAGATGCCCTTTTCGATGCCTTCAACGATCTTGTGGATGCTGACAAACTTCTCAATTGCCACGCCCATACAGTCATCAATCGATGTCCCGTTGGGGTCAAACAAGAAATTCTTAGGGTTGACCGGTGTAATCTTGACTGCAATGCGGCTTTTTTCTACCACACCGATGGCAGCTTGCCCCATCTGACCAGGTATTGCTTGGGTTGCTGGCTCAAAGATTTTATCGGTCTTGACCACAATCTCGCCGATACCAGTCCCATAGATTTCAGCCATCAACTCGATCTGGTCGATAGATTTTCTGATTTTGTCTTGCTTGAAGTCTTCCATTAGCTGGGCTTTAAGCATCTCGACATCTAGCGGGTTGCCGTTGACGTCTTTAAGATCGTCTTCAATGTCAAAGAACTCGCCCTGACCGAAGATTGCTTCCATGATCTCAGCGTGGCGGGTCTCCACTGCCTGTTGGGTAGCAGGGGTGACGATGCGACTGCGCTCAGAGTCTCTAGTCTTGTCTTCAGCAGCCCATTCGCCACGGAAGATGCGCTCGTATTCTAGGTAGTTTGGAAGATAGTTCGTATCGCGCCAGTCGCGCCAACGGTCACAGTGATTGACAACAAAAGAGGTTAGCTCTTTATCGTTTTCTGTTGGTTCGTCGAACTCATTTTGATCCATGTCATCACCTTATTGTGTCGGCAAACGGGTCTTTGTATTGTACATTTGCGGGCTGTCCAAGACCAAAAAGCTGTTTGAATCTATCAGCCATGCCTGGCGCGGCTGGCTCAGGCTGTCGCGTATATGTAGGCAAGTCTCGGGCGTCCAACCGCGTTTGACGCAAGCCCGTAATCGCGTTGTACGTTTCCCGAACATCTTTGTTTTTAAACAGTGTTTTACGCAATACGGGGTCTTTAGTCAAGTCTACATTGTTTGCCGCTTCATATCCAGCCAATGTAGCCAACTGCTCATACATTATAAAACCTCTATCTTTATTACCAATTTGGGATGTGGTTAACATTCGAGGATCAAAGTAAGAATCGTTGATACCATATTTTTCTTTAAGGTAACTTGATGCTTCAATAGCATCTTGAACAAATTTAGTTCTTAAAGTCGGGCCTTTTTCCCCGATAAGTTCATCAAATTTGCTATTAATTGCTGCGCCAGCCCCTAGTCCTTGCCGCGCTAACAAGTGTTCTTGCTCGTGAGCGATTACGTTTTTGTTGGCATTAGGGCGAAGAAACAGAGCTTGGGACTGAGCACGATTCTTGTCAAAGTCATCGGCATTTTTGCTTCCTAACACAAACCCTAGTGTATTGGTATTTTGCAAATCAGAAGCGTTTAACACTTGTAAGGAAGGTAGTCCAGCAGTTGTGTAAGGTTGGTCGCTTGTTGGCACTACTCGTTCTTGCAAATTATTCGGGTTGATTCCCAATATTCTTAGCTGGTCTAGCGTTCGGGGGTCTAGTCGGGAGCCAAACAATCCATCCGCCATATCAAACTCCTGAAATTACGTCCATCGGCTCCCACGCAGCGTCATCGTTTTCCTCGAAATAGCTTGTCACGGCCAACTGGTCAATGTATGACAGCGCATCTGGAAGATCGTCGTGAACGCCTTGCGAAGGAAACATCAAAAGCTGGTCAGTAAAATCTGCCCAGTCTTCTTCGCTGTTCAGGATGATTCTGCCATGCTCAAACCGTCCTTGCAACGACCAGATGATTCTATCTGTTTTCTTACGATTACCGTGGGTTAAATCAACAATATGACTGTAGACATTGTTTTTTCTCATCAAATCACTTAAATACGGCAGGACAGCATTCTTCAAAGCCCCCCTCTCGATACCAATACTTAGTGGCGGGTATTCGCGCATC